AACATATTCTGCCTTGTCTGCATCATTGGCATCTGCGCTACCACTAGTACCGTGTCCAGCAGTTGCACCGTGAGGAACAAACGAGCTGCCTGGTCTGAATGTTGAGTGCGGTGCTGTAGAAGCGTGAGCACCTCCACCTGTACTAGCATGACCACTAGATGCATGTCCACCTGAACTAGCATGACCCCCACCACCGCCGTGCCCTCCACCGCCGCCACCGCCTTTGGCCATAGCGTTACCACCAATAGCACCTAAGGCTGCTGCACCCGCGCCCTTTAAGAATCCTCTTCGATTTAAATCAGCTTCTTCCACATCTTTTTTAGGAGCACGTTTACTATAAGAGTTCCATGCTTGTGCAAGTTTATTTTGGGCGTGTCGAACTTGTGGAGCTTGGGCATCTCCGTAAGTCTTGTTCATTATGTCGTAGTATTGTTGTTCTCTTTTATCGCGTACCTGGTTTGCTGTTGCAGCACTAATCTCATCAAGCTGGCCTTCCGCCACACCTTGATTACCACCATCTAGAGCCTGTTTGTATTCATCCCAAGACATTGGTGTCCCATCATTGTGGGCCGGCACCAATTTTTTATTAGTAATCATAGAGTATGCCTCGTTCTTACCTTCCATTGAAGACCAATAGTAGAATGTTCCCATTTTACCTGTCGCTGGATTAAGAAACTTGATGCCCGAGAAAGCATCCAAATCATAACTTTCCGCCACTCCTTGCTCTTTAGGTGGGTTAACTGGAACAGTTTTATACACACGCTTGACAGGATCCCAAACAGTTTTACGAGGACCTTCTTTAGCCATCTGTCCAACACGCTTAACCATTGATTGATAGTCAGCACCGTAGTCTGCTTCACCTTCAGTAACGCCTTTATTAGGATTCTGTGCAGTAATTACTAGATTACCTTTTAGTTCTGGTTGTTGTTGTAACAATTCTACAGCAGCAGCGTTTGCAGCAGCCTTACCAACAAATACATCACTGATAATTTCTTGTGTATCTTTCTTCTTCAACCAGAAGTCACCAGTCTGATTGTATTGAGCAATACGTTGTGCTTTTTCTTCTTGCTGACGTAGGAAATCTTGTTCGTATTTCCACTCTTGTTCAGCTTCTTGTCTTTTAAAACTTCTTCTTCCTGAGTCCCAATTCTCAGCGCCACCGTAGTCGCCTTTGTAACCGGGCATGTTGCTATCCCAATCGCTGCGTGATTCGTTTAAGCCTTTGATAATACTACTCATTTTATTTTACTTTCTTGTTTTTGTTATCTAACATGCCACGCTTGTTAGCAGTTGCCCATGCAATGTTCTCTGCTTCTTTCTTAGAGTGACCTAATTTCTTTTCTGACTTTTCAATGTGCTTAACCATGCGATCTACTTTAGCACCTTCATATTGTTCACCACCGGCGATGACGCCTGCTCCTAGACCTTCCATAGCGTCTGAATCATGTTGCATTTCTTTTGAACTTTGTAGATATTCAGCAACAGCTACCATCATACTTTTAGTAGCACCAATCTTTTCAGACACCCATTCCGGGAAGTTATCTTTTGTTGATAGTTGTTTGTCTAAAGCTGTTGCTACACGAATGATAGTGTGTAGACTATTCTTCAATGTCTGACCTTCGTGTTCTGCTTTGTCTGGATCAATCTTGTGGAAGCCTGGCTTGAATTTACGACCTTGACCAGGAACTAGTATTACGTCATCTTCTGATAATTCAGCTTCTTGGACTTTCTTTTTACCTTCGCTAAGACTATTAGCGTAAGGACCTTTTTTCTTACCACCTAGCTGTGAGATGGGTTTTATACCTGCGACTTCAGGTCTTGTTAGTACCCCGCCGATTGGCTTTGCTACGGTCGCCATAACACCTGATGTAGTCGATGTTTCAACGATAATTTGATTGATTTTCATACGGAATTCCAAAGTAATATAGTATTTATCAAAATACTACGTAATCAGAATTTGCCGTCGGGTCTCGCTGTTGGAGGAATACCTGCTCTGCTTGTCTTCCAATAGAAAGACTTTGCATTCTTTTTGATACTGTCAGGCTTAACGTCTACTGTTAATGCTGTTTTAAAACGAGGGTCGTTTTTCTCTTTTTCACTTGGGATGTAACCACTTGCTTCGTAGATACCACCACGGAATTGGTTGTCCTTAATACCAGCATATGGACTAATGGCTGCTGTTTTTTCGGCAGCAAATTCTAGTGGAGCTTCCTGAACTTTGATTGGATCTTGATACATGTTCTCGATAGTCAATATCTCGCTATGTAACTTGTCTCTCAATGCATATAGTTTAGTGATGTAACCTTGGCTACGCAATGCTTTGTATGCTAAGTTTTCAGGACCAAACTCGCCCCCTTTGTCTAGTCCTGCTTGTCGATACTGTTTAATCTTGTTGGTAATCTTTTGAACTTTTTTCAAGTCTTTACTTTTAAGGGCAATTTCAATAAGTTGTAATAGTGTTTCGTACTTCGACTTAGTACTTGATTGGTCAAAATTTGCTCTGCGCTTAGTGGGCAATCTAAGCCATTTATCCTGCATTACACTGTACTCTCCTAGACTTACGACTGGTTCTCTAGAATCTTGTACGTATACTTCTACTGGTACCCCGTGAATTTTAATGTCGTGTGCTTCGTTGTATAATGATTTTTTAGCGTGAAAGAATTCTTTGTAAATGTCGTCATCAAAACGACTTAAATCAACTAATAAATGTAGGTCTAAATCTGAGTGTGGTGTGTAACTGAATGCAGCGTTAGATCCACTGACAGTGATATCTTTTACTTCAACATCACTAATGCCCAACTCTGATAAAAAGTCTAACGCTATGATAAGCAATTGATCTTTCACTTCTGGGCGAAGGTGATTATTTCTCCACAACTCGGGATTAAGTTCATCGTGAAATGTAACTGCATCAGACAGTTTGAAGGAATCAAGCTCTTGTAAATTCATAGTATAGTATTTATCAATACTTACTGTGAAGGCTTATTGTTTTTCGTATCAGGAACCGGCTCATGCGGTGGACGTTTAGGTGGAATGTGACGATACCAACTCATAGTTCTCTCCTATGTTTCTTTATTTAGTAGCCGTGAAAAAGCCCCTTTCGGGGCTTTCTTAGACTTCTTTACCGTCTTGATCGATGATCTTAAAGCCTTGTTGCTTCTTGCTATCGATGTACATGGGTCCAATTGTGTTCATCAAGTGTTCTTGATTTTCCATACAGAAAACATAAGATCCTGAGTGACGTAATAGAACACGTTTGTCCATCCAAATGCGTCCACCCATATCACGCCAGTTTTCACAGAATGTCCAGTCTTCACTGTAGTAACGATTCTGACGAACTGCGGTGTCGAAGTAAGTCTTCAAGTGTTGATCGTACTTTGGATCTAATCCGATATCGTTCTTGTATTGCTTGACTGCAGGGTGAGTCTTCATCTTTTCAAATACATGCTTCTTAATCAATAAGAAGCCAGTACCTGCTTTAGATACTTCTTGTAGGCCGTCTGGTCCTTCTTCTGCACCTTCAAAGCCGTTAACTACCCACTTGATTGGCATAGTCTTCATTGGGTATAGTCCACCGATAACGTCAACGTCACGGTTTAGTAATACCAACAAGTGCCATGGTTCCCAACCAATGTCAGCGTCAACAAAGAACAAGTGAGTTGCGTCAGGCATGTCCAAGAACTTTGCAGTTAGTGTATTACGTGCGCGACTGATAAGTGATTCATTGACCATTGTTTCCAATGTCCAATCGATGCCCAATTGACGGGCTGTGTTAGCCCACTTGATAAATGACATGAATGTAGATTCAGTCAACATGCCACCATAGCATGGCATTGCGATGTGTACACGTGTAGTTTTTAGAAAATCTACGTTAACTTGCACTTGACCTTGTTGCGGTTGCTGTGCTTGCTCTTGAGCCGCTTGGTCAGCGATTTCTTGTACTTTTTCTACTGGAACAGTTTTTTCTTCTGTTGCTTTGGTTTTCTTTGTTGCCATAAGGTCCTCTTAAATGATGTAGATATTTACATCAGATAAGAGGGGTCGAATTATTTTTCGTCTAGATAATCAGACGATTCGGCTACCTTAGTTTGGGCTTGTAGTTGATTGACTTCTTGCTCTAAATCTTGAATCTCTTGATCCTGACGAGAATCGTCTTGTTCAGAGTGCTTCAAGGCATGCATAACATATTTGACAAATGCAGCTTGTTTGTCTCTCATATTTGGATAGTGTTGTTGTGCAAAACGATAGACTTGATCCATTTCTGTATCAGAGTCTTCATTTGTCAACGACATTATTCGATGACCACCTGGCTTACTCATCATATGAGTTTCTTCATATGTTCCAGGCTGAGGTAAACCTAAATTCTCAGTGACTTCTGGTTCTGGGTTGTCGAGTTCACTGATCTTATTGCGAATAAGACCAATTAACTTTTGATGTGTACCAGAAAGAACACGATTCTTTTCGATGTAATCTAAGATGTGCTCGGTCTCAGCTTTATACTTTGCTCTCCACTGTGGTGTCTTTGCAGTAGTGATATCCTTGACGTTATCTAGTCTATCAGCAAGTTTAATCACAAGTGCATAACTGCTCATTGCAGCCATTTTGTGTGCCAAATATGCTGCTTTACCCATCTGTTTAATTTGCTCTGGATCGCTAGTTAGTTCTTGAACTAATGATGCAACTAATCCACCAAACAAGTCATGTAATACTTCTTGTGTTGTGTCAGTGTCTTCAAGTGTATCATGTAGATATGCAGCACTTAACAACGCATCTAAGTTATGTGACTTCTTGAATTCCTTGATATGATTAGCAACTCTAACTGGGTGACTAATGTATGGATCACCACCTGCACGTTCTTGTCCAGCGTGTGCCTTTGTTGCAAACTGCAATGCTTCTTCTGCACCTTCTTCCAAATCCCATGAAGGATCTGAGCTAATTACAGCATAGTGTTTAGGAGCAATCATTTTGATAGTATAGTTCTTGTCTCTGCTATCATCATACATAGGCAAGAAATATGATCTTCTACTGTGTGGTTTGTTCAGTGGTTTCATTGTGACACCGTCATCTTGAACTCTAATAACGTGACCCATTTGTCCAGGAACACGCCAGTCAACTTTGTTACCAGTATCAAATAAACGACCAACACTAGCAAGAATTTTACTACGGTGATCGCCACCTTCAAATCCATCAACTGCAAACTCATTCAATTTGCCTTCATTAATCTGTTGCTTCAATGTATTCAACGCTTCAATCGCAAGTTCCATTTCTGTCTTGTTTGGATTGTTAGTGCATGTATCGATAATTGTATCCATGACATGTTCATCACCATAACGTGAGAAGATTTCTGGCTTCTTAGTGTGAATCAACATAGCAACCTTGTTTGCAAGATTGTTACTTGATGGTTCACCCAACTCATTCAACTGACGTTTAGCTTCTAACAACTGATTGTAGATTTTAACTTTCTGCGCAGGTGTAGCATGTTCAAGTAATGGCTTGACTCTTTCAATAAACTCTTTTAGCTTACGACCTTTTGGTTTAGGCATGTTGAACTTAGCTAAGTTTTCTTTAGCTGTGTTCATCATCTGTAATACTTCTTGGTCACTTAATGCAGAACTCATTGCTTGACGCCATACTGCAAACTGTTCTTGTTCACTCTTATTAGGGTCTAACAATACTTCACGCATTGGTGTAGCACGTGGACCTTCGTGATAATCTTTTTGTGTTGGATCACTACCAGGAGCTTTAGTATCTTGTCTGCTCATAATCTGTAGACTATTCAATCCAAACTTCTGATAAGGAGGAACACCACTCTTGTCAGGACGTGTTAGATAACCAAACGCTTCTTTCTGATCTGCACCTACAACTAATGTTACATCACTATAACCTTTAGCTGCTAACTTAGCAAGTACATCATTCAATGTTGGTGCATCCGGTGATGGTAAACTAAACATCTTACTGTACTTAGGAAATTTCTTCTGATACAATGCTAGTTTTGTTTCTGGTGGAATAGGATCATCTTTACCAAAACTACGAGATACAACAAAGAAAGGTGTTGCACTTGTTCGCTCTGCTTGGTGAATGACTGATGTAACTAATGCATCATGGCCAGTATGACCCATGCCTCGACCCCAACCAATGACTGCCTTCTTGCCACCTTTAGCTTCACTCACTACTGACTCACGTGGCTTCCAGTTAGTCTGGTCAATTGTCTTAACGAACTGTCCGGGAATATCATACTTGAACTTTGCACCAGGGTGTGCTTGTGCATAACCTTCTGGTTTAGTTTGTTTGATACCACCGTGCAAGCCTTGACTTAGTTGACCGATCAATACATTCTTCTGCTTACTCAATCCTTCAACTGCACCCAACGTAGCTTGCAATCCTTTAGGATCACTTAACAATGTCTGTGCTTTCTTCGCACTCATGTTAGCGTTAGCCCACGCCGGGAAGTCTGCAAGCAATCCTTCTGTACGCAAGTGCTTGTTCAAGTAGCTATACAACTCACCACCTGGATTACTTAGTCCTGGCTTGGGTGCTAGATAGTTGTCGATTAGTTTTGCATTCTTCTTAATGAATGCTTCTAAGTTAGAGAGACCTTGAAAGTCTAACTCTACTGGATCTTGTACGTATGTTGTACCTTGAACAATGATGCCAGGCACACTTAGTTTCTGTGCATCAGGGAAACGTTCTTCATCACTCGAACCCATTGAAGAAAAATATCCGGTAGCAGCTACCATCATCTTTGACTTTGGAATCTGCTTACCTAACTCGCTGTCTACTGGGATGTGAAACGTTGTGATGTTAGGAGTGAAGTCATATGTACCTGTCTCTTTATTAAGTACTGGCATCGCTGATTCACCGTCGGGTTTGGTACCCGGATAGAACAACAAGCCACCTTCTAAATAGCCCTGCTTAGGACTGATCTTCTCAAAGTAAGGCCACAAACTAGCGAACTGTTTAGCAAAACCCTGTCTTGCTGACGGATCACCTGAGCCTGTGCCCAAGATGAATGCTTGTACGTCTTCGG